GAAACATCGTTTTGAAAAAATTTTTGGAAAAAGTCTTGACAAAAATTGCATGCCGTAATATGATGGTATTGTAAAAAAAAAACAAACATGTAAGAGGCGACGGAGTTTTGTTTCATTTTTTTGTTTTCCTCGCCTCGCTCTATTTTGTGAGGTGTTTTTTTATGTGCTTTTCTGTTACATATGCCTTGAACGATGGCTCTATCCATACCTCTTCCGTTGTTGCTGACACCATTGTTCAAGCAGCCGCGATTTTTTCAAACTACTGTCTCTCTATGTCTTTAGACGAGGTCGATGTCCTTGGCGTCGTCCCGTCTTGTGGTGCTGTGGATTATCCTTGGTTGTGCGATGAAACGGATTACTGAACGAGAGCGGATTGTTCGCCGCATGCAGGAAGTTTCCCGAGATATCGCGATGGTAGATAAACTCCTCGCTATCGAGGTAAAAGGCTCTGATTATGGACATCTCATTAAGCGTCGCAAGATTCTTTACGAGATGTATCTGAATCTGAACCGACAGCTGGTTGCTCTGGATGGAGTAGACCAGCTGTCGTTATTCGACGAATATGACCAAGGAGATGAAAAATGAGTTTTGTGGATTTTATGACGAATTATGGCGAATACATTACCTTCGCCGTCTATGCAGTGGTGTCTATCGTCCTGTTTTTCAGGACGAAGAACATAAAATACATTAAGGAGTTAAATGAGGCAATGAAGTATCGTACCGCAACGTACAGAGAGATGGAAGAATCTCCGTCGCAAGAGTTTGACCGTTACAAGCCTGTTTATCGTCTGAATAAGGCGACAGGTGAGCTGGAGCTGACTGATGAGCGGATTGATATCCAGGAGCTTATCGATAGTTGCAGAGACATCTGTTTGCAGTCCTGCCTTGAGCGCTTTATGCCGCAAGAGGATGCGACAGATGAGATTCAAGATAACTACGATGAGTACTTGGATGATCTCGACGGCTTTACCGAGTATTTGGATAAAGCTGAGATGTACCGCGAGAAGTTTAATCTCTCCGATGAGCTGTCTGCTGAGGAGATTTTTGACCATGTATCCGAACAGGCGAATAAACTCAAGACTCGCCTGGACGAGATAGACAAGGCAAGGAAGGAGAGCAAAGCGGCGCAAGCCGCAAAGGCTGACAAGCCGTCCGCCTCCACTTCGGATGACTCTTCGACCGCTGGCTCTGCCCCTTCCTCTGCTGAAAAAACAGATAAGGAGGTAAAGTGATGTATCGTCGTCGTCGTCGTGTAGTACACGGTCGCCGTGGTTTTTATCGTACTGGTCGCCGCGCTCGTCGCCGTCGTCTGCATAAGCGCATTGCTTATGGCGGATTTAGTTTGTAAGAGACAAGGAGTATTTGACATGATTTACAAAATTTACAGCGTCAAAGACGCGGTTGCAGGACAGTTTTCCGAGCCTCGTATCTTTATGAACGAAGGACTCGCTGTCCGTTGGTTTAAGAATCTCTGCGAGAAGTCTGAGATTGCGCCAGACCTTTCCCTCTACTATCTCGGAGAGTATGACCTCGAGAGTGGTGCTATTTCGTCCGCTCCAGAGTTTGTTATGAATGGTGTTGTCGAGGTGACTAAGTAATGGCGCGTGGACATTCTCTTCAGAACGTGCCGATTCCTCGATTCCCTCGAGCACGTTTTAATCTCTCTCATTCTGTGACGACGTCGATGGACGTCGGCACGTTGTACCCCATCGACTGGCAGGAAGTTGTACCTGGTGACGTGTTTAAATGTCGAGCTTTTGATGTTTCTCGCGTCGCCTCGTCCTTCCTCAAACCAGTGATGGATAACCTGTACCTGGATGTATACCACTTCTTTGTTCCCCATCGTCTTGTCTACGATGACTTTGAGAAAGTGTTTGGCAATCCGAATCCCTCGGCTTATACCGATAGTGCCCTCGAAGAAATTCCTATGACTTATGGTGAGGTTAAGTCTGGAAGTGTTGGTGATTATCTTGGGCTTCCTCTTGGTAGTATCTCTCAGGAAAGTCCCGTTTCGGTTCTGCCCTTCAGATCGTTCGCTCTGATCTACGATAAGTATTTCAGAAACGAGAATACCACCGATGAGATTTATGTCCAGAAGAAAGGCTTTTCTTTGTCGGAATTGCTTGGTGAGAATAGTTTTTCCCCTAACTCTTATTGTGGTAAATTGCCTAAAGTGAATAAGTACAAGGACTATTTTACGTCGTGTGTCCCTAACCCTCAGAAAGGCGCGCCTGTTGGATTTAATTTGGGGACTTATGCGCCTGTCGTTCCCCGTAATCAGCAAATAGATCCCTTGACTGATAATGATCCGCAGGTTTCCTTGCGTACTTATACTGGTAGTACTGTTAGTCAGGCTATTCTTGGTGCGGCCAGCAACAGTAATTTATACACTGTTACCGCTCCCGCTGCTACGATTTTTGGAGCTTCTGTTTATCCGTCTAATTTGTATGCTGATTTGACGGATACAAACGCTATTACGGTTGACGATTTGCGTCTTGCGTTCGCTTATCAAAAAATGCTTGAACGTGACGCGATCTATGGCTCGAGATATAACGAATACCTTTATGGACACTTCGGTGTGCATATTCCCGACGCTTATATTCAGTTCCCTCAGTATCTCGGAGGCGGTCGTACTCCGCTCAACATTGTTCAGGTCGCCCAAACCTCTCAAGGTACTGAGGAGAGCCCCCTTGGTAATGTTGGTGCTTATTCTTGGACTAATGGCCGTACAGGGTATTCCAGGAAATTCAATGAGCATGGTTTAGTTATGACGGTTGCTTGCCTTAGGTATCGCCATACTTACCAGCAAGGCATTGCTAAGAAATGGCGTCGTAAGGTTCGTGAAGATTTTTACGATCCTCTGTTCTCTACCATCGGGCAACAACCTGTTTATGCGACTGAATTGTATGCTAAAGCAGGACCTGAAGCTGTCTTTGGTTATCGTGAGGCTTGGTCTGAGTTGCGTAATATCCCGAATACTATTTCTGGTGAAATGCGCTCTGGTGTGACCAATTCTTTGGATATCTGGCATTTTGCTGATAATTATTCTTCAGTTCCGACGCTTTCTCAGTCCTTTACGGAAGAAACTCCTGCTTATGTGGATCGTACTCTTTCTGTTCCATCTTCAAGCCAGGATAACTTCATTCTTAACTTCTATTTCGATATGTCTGCTGTTCGTAAAATGCCTGTCTATAGCATGCCTTCTTTGATAGATCATCATTGATTTTGAGAAAAAGTTAGCGCAATAATTAAGAAAAAGGAGATCAGATCATGGCACTTGGTGGACCTACCGTTGCAGACCGTCTGTTTGGAACAGGCGTTTCTGCGTCTGGTGCTGGCACTTCAAATTGGTTTACTCGTACCTTCGACCCTACAAAGGTCGAGATGGATTATAATTCGGCAGAGGCATTGCGCAATCGAGAGTTTAATGCGGCAGAGGCTCAAAAAAACCGCGATTTTCAAGAGCGCATGGCCAATACTGCTTACCAGAGAGCCGTTAAGGATCTTAAGGCTGCAGGCTTGAATCCATACCTGGCATATAGTGGCAGCGGAGCTGCCTCTCCTTCTGGCGCTACAGCGAGCGGAAGCAACGCGAGCGCAAGCGGCGGAGGGACTGCCCGTAACACAACAAGTCTGCTTACAGTACTTGCAAACACCGCGATAGCCCTATCGAAGCGGTAGAGCCTCAAAATCGCCGCGTAGAGCCGTGAAACGGTGTCTTGCATATAACTAAGTGCCGATGGCTCCCATCGGCCGCCTGAGCCCCGTTTTTCGAGCCTTAACGTAGGCTTGAGAAATGGGGCTCAACACTGTCGTGACAAAGTCGGACAAAACGCGCGCGATTAACGTGCGTGAAAAAGTCCGACAATCCCACGACTAAAACAGAGTCAAAAAGGGCAGTCCCCGCCGCTTGCGGAGCATGCGGATAGTGATGAAAACTTGCACTTTTTACAGATTTTCACGTTTCGATGGAAAACATAGGCGTATTCATTACTTGATAAATATACGCCGACTGACACCATCGAAACGTGAAATTACACTTTTCACAGGTGAGAATATGTGTCTGATGCCCGTTAAGCTTGCTAAGTACCAATTTTTTGTTCCGTGCGGCAAGTGCATAGAGTGCCGTATATCCCACTCGATCGAGTGGGCATATCGTGTCGTTGCGGAGACGAGAGCGCATGAGCACAATTGTATGGTTACGCTTACCTATGCCGATGAGCATCTTCCTCACGACATGAGCGTAAGTGTGTATGAAATGCAAACCTTCTTGAAGCGGTTGCGGAAGGCGGTTCAGCCTTCCGAAATCCGTTTCTTTGGATGCGGTGAGTATGGCGAACAGTTTCTTCGTCCTCACTATCACATGATTGTCTTCGGTCACGACTTCTCCGACCGATACCTTTTTGGTCATGACAAAAAGGGCACGAAACTTTATCGGTCTCCTCAGCTTGAGAAGGTGTGGAAAAAAGGATTCTCGAGCGTTTGTGAGGTCGAGTTTGATGTGGCTAAGTATGTAGCCATCTACCTTCAGAAGCCGCCTGCCGACGGCAGGCATCGAGCGTTCGTGAATATGAGCCGTAATCCTGGCATCGGTTACCAGGCTATCAAGCCCAACCTTATGGAAACCGATAAACTCTACCAGGATGGCAAATACATTCATCTTCCCCGCTATTATCTCAAAGTCCTTGAGAAGTCGTATCCGGACCAGATTGCGGACTTAAAAGAGCGTCGCATAAACCATGCGATAAGCGAATACGTAGAGATGATGGCGAACATAAAACACCACATCACACAGATAGAATATCGGAAACATCGTTTTGAAAAAATTTTTGGAAAAAGTCTTGACAAAAATTGCATGCCGTAATATGATGGTATTGTAAAAAAAAAACAAACATGTAAGAGGCGACGGAGTTTTGTTTCATTTTTT